AAGTCAGTTAAAGCCCATACTCTTATTTGTTCTGTGTATTGCTCAAAGGCTTTAGTGTTTAAAGCTGTTGTACTTCCTATTTTATTTATTGCTATTTGATTATCGTTAATACTTATCATTTCGTATTCAGATAAGAACTTAGCTCTTAAAGCGTCGTGCATTTCATTTGGGAAATATCCTAGTTCTTCTGCTAATCCCTGTACGATACATTTCCAATAGTAACTGTTCTGCATATTGCTTCTTGTGTTTCTTTGTTTCTTTACACTTACTATGTAGTCGTTCTCTAATTCTTTTAGGTAACTAAATAGACTTTGCTTATCTCTATTGTCTTTTATTACAAACTTCATTTAGTAGTCTTCGTTTACTCCTCTTGTTCCTATTAGCTTTTCTTTTGCTCCTGCCCAAAGCTTATCTCTTTGTTTACTTAATGATGCTTCAGTTCTTTTAAGGCTTGGCATACCGTCTGTTGGTTTGCTATCCATATATTTACCACAACTGCATAGTGCTTCCTTAGTTACCCATTTACCATCTCTTAGGACTATTGTAGCTTTGCCAACTTCTTTTTCTTCTTTTCCACATTCGCAACTGTATAAAGTCATAATATCTTTAATTGTTTTTCCTGCTTATTAATTCTATCTGTTGCTATTTTAAAATAGTTTTCGTCCATTTCTATGCCTATAAATTTTCTGTTTAGGTTTTTGCAAGCTACTCCTGTTGTTCCACTTCCCATTGTAAAATCTAAAACAGTGTCGTTTTCGTTTGTGTATGTTTTAATAAGGTATTCCATTAATGGTACGGGTTTTTGTGTTGGGTGCATTGGCTTTCTTGTTCTTTTAAATTCAATAATTGTTTCAGGTAATTTTTTATTTGGATTATAATTCTTACTGTAATTAGTCTTTTTTATACCTTTACCCTTAAAATGTTCTTGAAAATAGGTGCTTTGTATTGAGTTGTCTTTAGGTTTATTTTTTACATTTTTTTTACAGTAGTATGCGTTTGGGTTTTCTGTTTTAATTGGGTTGTATGTTGGTTGCTTTTTATAGAAAACACTAATCAATTCATTGATTTTCATAGGCATTTTATTGCCCATCATAAAGTTTGCTGCGTTATTTTTCTTCCAAATCCAATCATACCTATAATTCTTAATATTACTCATTCTTAAAGCACTACTAAAAGGCTCTGAGCCAAATAATACTATTGCTCCATTCGGTTTTATAATTCTATTAAGCTGTTCCCACATTAATTTAAAGTCTATAACACTATCCCACTTACACGCTGTCGTGCCATAAGGCGGATCTGTAATTATTGCGTCTATTGAACCATCAGGTATTGTTTTCATAACCTCTAAGCAATCACCTTTATACAGCTTCATTGTGCAATCTGTCTAGTTCAAAATGTAAATGGTTTATTGCTTTCTGTATATCTTGTTCAGCAGGGTTACCTTCCTTTTTACCTGCTCTTAACAGATAACTGATTGCAGTTCCTATGTTGTAGCTATCAGGCTGAAAGTCCTCAACTACTTTTCTTGCTGAATAACCGTACTTCTTTCCTGAATAGTAACTTGGTTCGGGTGTTGCTTTGTAGTCTACTTCAATAGGTGTCATATTTTCAAGGTTTTTAATTAGTTTCTCGTTCTGTGTCATTATTTAATAATTTTAATAATTGGTGCGGTGTATATATTCTGCTATCACCTGCATAGTTTTCAAATATACAAGTAAAGTTATCGTTCTCCCAAGTCCAAAGACTTCTGACATTCTTTTTAATATGGTTGTTTAATACCCATTTAATTGTTTTGTAAGTTCTTTTCATATCTATTATTTAAGTTATGAATACGCTAAGGGATCAGAAAAAAAATAAGAAAATAACCGCTTTGTTATTTAAGTTAAGTTTAGCCCTTAGCATATTCTTTATACAGTTTTTTTATTCCATCAAAGCAGGTTGAAATACAAGAGCCACAATTAGTCTTTACATTGTAGTTAGTATTGTATATTGTATTATAAGTTTCTATCATTCTTTTTTTAGCTGCTTGGTCTTTTGCTCTACCTGTTTTCAAGTCTTTCCACATATCTAATATTTCATCTACTATTTCTTGAGGTAAACTTTCGGGTGTTTCTATCTCTGTTGTCTTTTGCCATTTCTTTTGACTGCAGCCCATTGGTGCAAGTCTAGCTTTTATCTTCATGAAACAGCCACAGTCCTTACAAGTTCCTGTTGGTTTAAAATAAAAAATACAAGACTTACAGATAGTTATTCTATCTTCATAAATTTCATTAGGAACAAAAAACTTATTCATATTATCCTTAATTGTGCTGTATGATTATTTAATCTTTTCATAGCTGCTTCAAAATATTCTTTATCTAATTCACAAGCTGTTAAGTCAAACTTTAAGTTATGACAAGCAATAGCTATACTTCCACTTCCAAAATGTGTATCTAATATCTTTTCTCCTTCTTTTGCGTAATTCATCAATATCCATTCGTAAAGTTTAACAGGTTTTTGTGTAGGATGTAGTTTACCTCCATTTCTATTATTGCATCCCATTGCAGCACCTCTTGACATATCAAAACATCTAATAGTTTTATCAAAACTAGCCCATGCTATTTCAGCATCTGACATAGAAAAATCTCTTTGTACTTTATTCCATATTAAAAAACATTGAGATGGCTTTTTTATTTTATCTATAAAATAATTACCTCCCCATATAATTTGATTTTTAGATATTCTAAATAACTCATCAAAATACTTCTGTTTTGGAGTTACATTATCCCATTCTGTTTCTCTATATTGTTTAAATCCCTGCTTACCTTTATTTGCATTCATTGCTTTATCTATACCAATACCATAAGGAGGGTCAACTATTGCTAAGTCAAAATGATTATCTTCATATCTAGCCATAAGCTCCATATTACATTCGTTAGTAATCTTCATTTAATTCCTTTTTAAGTATTTCTCTTACCTTATCTATTGTAGTAAAAAGACTGTTTCTGCTTATTCCTGTTTTCTTAGCTAGACTGTCTAAAGTTTCACCTGAGTAATAAAGCTCAAATATTTTCTTATCATACCAAGTTTGTTGATCTAATACTTTGTCAATTTCTTCTAGCTTTTCCCATTTATAATTGTCTTCTATTTCTTCAGGCAAGTTGTATATACTATTATGAAAAGCTTTCTGACTAGAGCTGACCATATATACGCCTACTAAATTTGTGTAGTATTTTTTATACTTATAATAGAAAGGACTTCTTACACTTGTCAAGCTTCTTCTTAAAACAACTGCACCGTAACCTTTAATTCCTTTAATGCCATCTTTATCGTAAATGTTTTTTAAAGTGTCAGGATTCATCTGAAGGAAATACAAGAACATTTCTTGACAAGCATCATTAATAGCTTCTTCATCTTGCGTAATACCATAACACATCTTTCTAAAGAAAGAACTTAGCTTAGATATTTCAGCGTATATCTCAGTCATTTATTTGTTCTAAAGCGTCAATCTTATCTACTACATCAAAAACCATTTCACTAAGTACAACTTTATAAGCTCTAAGTGTAGCTGAATTTCTTTTAGTTTCAAGCCCTGCAAAAAAACCATTTGTAGCTACTGACATATTTATTGGTATTATCATTAACCAATCATACCAATTATTTTCTTTTACTCCTTTACCGTAATTGTTATGATACTCTAAAATAGTATCTACTACATCTAAGAAATTATTGTATTTTGTTTTTGAACTTACGTCTTTTGCAAACTCTGTACACATAGCAATGTAGGTTTCAATTATGTTCTTGTGTTCTTCACTTGAGTAAATCGGTTCAATCATACGCCAAAGATAAAAAAAATGTTACTCTATTCCTTTTTCTTTTTTTAACTTTTCAACAAGTGATTTGTAATAACTTATTTTTTCTTCATATTCAACACGACTTATCTTTACAGTTGTTCTAGCTAACCATTGTAATTCTTCAGCTTTACCTTCTCCATACTTTCCGTTTAAAGCTAACGAAAACTTGTACTGTTCACCCCAAGAATATACGTTGCACTTTACACATTGCACCTGACAATTTTCCTCATCAAAGCGAGTTGATAAATGTTTCCTGCTTTGAAAGTGTCCGTTTTGCATTCCGTCCTTATATCCTCTGACTATTCCACAGGTAAAACATTGTACCATTCCGTATTCGTTTGCTTCTCTAAGTCTAATGTAAAGACTGAACCATTTG